ACACATACTATAGTATCACTCATACCATAATAAGTCAAGGGCTTTCTACCGTAAGAGGAATACTTAGGTCTACCTTTCATGAAGCTACGACCTTGCCAATAGGTAGGCATGTTTAGTAAAACTAGCAGTTGATTCTTCACATCCCACCCCATCTTTGAGTCAGTAATTTCATCGTTAGTAATTCCATATTTAAGTAACCATTGTTTAGGTTCTTTAGGTAAATCATAAGTAAGAGTTGGAGAGTTAGACGGATTAGTAATAGGGATACTATCTCTACTATTTACTCTCTCACGTATTGACTTTATGTCATCTTTGTGCTTAGTATACTTACACCCAAAGCAAAAGAAGTGATCATCATACTCAGCTAAATTGTCCTTACTACCACACTTTGGACAAGGCAGATGTCTAATGAATTGTGCCATAACTTCTCCTAATTTCCATTAACTTCTGGTATCTCCTCTGATTCAATGGAAACAACAGTCTCTAAATCCTTACGACTAGTGCTCGGAACTTCGTCCCTCACAGTGAAATAACAGTCACTACAAAGATCTAGGTAGACCCCATGATGGTCTTTACGAGTAGCTTCGTAGTCACTTAATTCACAATCACACGCTTGACATCTCATGCTCCGCACTCCACACATTTTGGTTTAGTAAGTTCACTTCGTTTTTGTTCTACATACTTAAAGATAATAGCAATAAGTTCATCATCATTAATGTAGTGCATAGCTAAGATTGTATCTAAGTCACTTAGTATTTCTAATGCATCATTCATTTAGTTCTCCTTTAGTAAATGGGTGGGGTACTTATAACACCTTGCATAGTTCATCACAACTACTGGTGTTACTTTCCCCCATAAACTTTAATTTAAATAATCTTTGAAAGCTTGTGCATATTTTACTAACGTAGTTCCAGTAAGACCTGGAGCAGTGTTGACTTCAAATAAGAAGACTTTGTTGTCACGTTCTCGATAACCAATGTCAACAGCACCGAAGTCTAGACCTAGAATCTTAACAGCCTTGATAGCTGCTTGCTCTATTTCTACTGGATAGTTAATGTCAGCACGAGCGTAGACATAACCGTTAGAGTGATTACGAATGCCTGTGTCACCACCAGTCCAATTAAGTCTACGTTTCTTTTGCTGAACATCTATGACCGACTCTCTGAATACATGAACACGATACTCATACTTATGTTTAGTACCAAGAGTATACAAAGGTGCTTCGACTAGATCAATGATGTTCTTAGCTATTACTATACCACCTCCGCTGTGACTTGTCAAGGAAGTTCTACAATAGATAGACTCCTTGCCTAATCGTTCGCCCCCTTCTGTAGCTATGTAGAGCATGTTAGATGCATCATACCTAGTGGTACAATAGTTGGGTAGATAGGGATACTCATTCTCATACAACAGATCAAAGGTCTTAAGCTTGTTACATGCAATAGCAATAGCACTGTGCTTATTTAGATCCTTCTCCGCATAAGGTACACTCTCCGACGGAGTAGAGTTGCCCCAGTTAATGATGATGTCCCGTCGTTTAGCCTCATATGTAGGGCGGATACGTTTAATGCCTAGAGCATTAGCTAGAGCTTTACCTGACATAGAGCCCATCTTGTATGGGAATAGTTTAAAAGTCATACACTACCTCCTTCTGTTTGAGTTTAGCTAACTGACGTTGCTTGAATCTAGTCTCCATCTGTTTAATCTTGATTGCAATACCACGCAACCTAGGATCATCAGGTAAAGGGTTAGCCTTAACATCTATACCAAGAGGACCTAACTTAGCTTCGTATGCATCTAGATTATACCCTCGAGAGGTAAGACAGATACCACCACATGTGTGGAAGTTCTGCTTATCTTCATGATCCCATTCAATAGATATTATACCCTCTACACCTCTATCCATATGAAACTTAAGGACAGTCCCTGTCATACCTGCTAAGAAAGTTACATTATCATACTCAAAGTCATCTGTTACTACAACTTTATCACCTCTATTATATTCCATGATTAGATTACTCCATAAGGATAAACAACTACTGGTTCTACTGGTGCCTCATAATCTTCTTCTAATAACTCAATGTCCATGAACTTGATGTTGTAGAGGAAGTTAGGAACATCAGAACCTTCATCAGCTGAGTCAGCCATTAAGTCTACTGAGTAGTCACGATTAACTGCAACGATCTCCCATACAGAATCTTTAGGGAAGTATGACCTAGTGCCAGCATCATACTGTCCACTAAGCAGAGTCACTAACTCACCTAGTGCTATGTTCTCTTTCTTGTAAGCCCAAGTTTGTTTGTTATCGTAGTAACGATTAGTAAGAAAAGAAGCTTGACGAGGTGGATAATATGTGCTAGGTGGTGGTGGAACATAAGGTGGTGGTTTCTTGTAACTAGAATTAGAATACCATACATCGTTATCCCATACACCCTTGTCTTCATTGAAGATCTTAGTATTACCTGTGTTATCCATAAAGATTAGCTTGGAGTAACCGATACGAGCCTCAATAAGTTTTTGTACTGGATCTTGGAATAAACCTAAGTTGCCCCACTTGTCAACGAATGGTTGTAGTATATCCTCATTGAATAACCAAGTGTCAGACTTAGCTGGATCAGTGTACCCTGAGATCATACCATTGTGCACGAATGCAAAGTTGTCATTGATCTTGTATGGATGACAGTTAGCCTCATTGATTAAGCCGTGAGTCTTGATACGGAAATGTATCACACACTCTTTCTTCTTATCTCTACGGTAAGACTTCCAGAAGTCAGCGAAAGAGAAGAAACCTTTCTTGACATACAGTTTGTCATTCTTATGGAACATATAGCCAGCACCATCAGAGTTAGCTTTGTAACACTGAGCTAGAGTTTCTTGAGGAATCTCTTTACCCTCTGGTTTATAAATAGCGATACACATTATGCGAATCCTTTCAAGCAGTTAGATAATTCAGGATATGATTTACGATTGTTAAGGACCCAATGCATAAAGCTACGATGTCCTGTAAGTTGTTTGAGTGGCATATTAACTTGAGCTGGTTGACAGTAGTCAGTCAATGCTTGACAGAACTCTAGTCTAGCAGAGAACTCCTCCCAATTCTTAGGTGTGCTAAAGATACGGAACTCAATAGTATCACGATTAGATAAGTTAAGTGCATTGTATCGTTCACCTTGTTGCCCATTAATGAATGGGAATGTAACAGATCGACCAGTAATCCTAGCATACTGATTGTCAATACGACCAGCGATGTGAGCAATGAATGCTTTGTTATCCATACGATTAAGGAACTCTGTCATCTTACCAATAGTAAATACATTAAGAGGCTTACGACTCACATGCACATGCATACCTGTGTTCTTGTCAGGGAATAGACCAAGAGAACCATATGAACTATAGAACTTCTTGAACTCTTCTAAGTGGATATCTAGAGTAGCAGGACAAGTAACAATCTCAAAGCCATTCTTGATAGAGCCATCGTGTTTCATAATGGCATGACCCTGTAAAGCTTTACCTACCTTGATCTTAGATACATCACGATCAGATGACTCATACTCTAACTCTATACCTAGATATACAGTAGAAGGTTTAACATTCTTAGCCTTGAACTTAAGAATCTCAGGAACTTTGGTGCTATAGTTATGAATCCTGTATAGAGTCTCATTACATTTGAAACATGCCCCATCTATGATAGATAAGTCAGGCACTTCGTTGTGGCATACAGGACACTCACACATAGTAACTTCACTACGTTTGTATACTCTACCTTGGATGAAGCACTCGTCATCACGAAGAAAGATATAGCCGTGACGATACTCGTGACGAGAGAATCCATAATCAGTAGGTGAAAGAGCACCATTTACCATACAAATACCTTCAGAGAACTCATAGTTTCTACCTAAGTAATAAGGTAATACTGTTCCTGTCAAGTGGCATTTGAATAATTCTATATTATAGTTGTTGCTCATGTGGTTTACAAGAGCATCAGCATCTGCAACAATTGCATCAGGTTGAGCAGATATAGCTATGTTAAGTAACTCATGAGTGTAACCACTCTTACACCATCTCTCTGAGTTTAGACGTTTAGATATTGCTTTGTATATACCTTTACGAAGTGCCCCAGTCTTTGATGTTAGTTTAACGGGATTGGATTTGTAATACATAGCATCTATTATAGCATGCTCACCATCCCAACTGTTACGAATCTTAACTAAGCCAGCAGCTGCTGCTATAGTTGAATTGTAATCACGATACCAACCAGTGTGACTAATTGATATTACATGATACCATTCTTCATTGATAATTGCCATATCTCTTGTAAGAGCCATAGCACTACCTTTGACATAATATTTCTTAAGTGTTACTTCTGTTCCATAACTATTGTAGCCCTCTACAATCTCCATCTTAAAGTCTGGATGTAGATTAGGGATTTCATAATCATAGTTCCTAAATTGACTTTGGGTAAACGGTCTCATTTACTTGCTCCTTAGTTGTTGATAAACTCGATACTAACTGTATCAAGGTCTTACGGTCTATACTACTACTACTTTTAGGAAGCCTTTTAAACTTCTTAAAATATGCATGACAGTATATCTCATTAAGAGTATCTGTCGAATAGCTAGAGAGATTCATAATAATCCCTTTCTCCTGTTAAAATACTGTGTTCCCCATTCCTATCCGTAAGGACTACATAACATACATTTGATGAAATGTCAACAGATATAAGAATAATTAACACACTCACTAATACTAATAGAAGTTTCATATTAGATTATAACTTGTAATCGAAGAACTTACTAGATCTAGCTTTAGCTTTTCTCCGTTCTAAGATACTAATACAAAAATCACATACAGCAAACACACCGATAAGAAACATAATAAATACACACAATAAGATGTAGTTTTCCATTTTAATATCCCCATTGCTCTTTTGATATTCTATTTCTAAAGATATCTACTTCTTTATAGATATCATCTAAGCCTATGTTGATAGGCTCACTATCTAACATTCTCCAACCTTCTTGCCAGAGATAATCAGACAGCTCAATTACTGGCTGAATCTCGTTGGTATATTTATTTATAACTCTCATGTGATTAAATCTCCTTAATATAATTCATAGAGAAAGAGGAACAATCCCCATATGTTTGGGATAACTTCTTATTAGCCTGTTTAACTGCATCTTCCATAGATTGAGCTTCTATATAGAACTCTACTTCTCTATGGAACTTATTAATTCTACTTATAAACAACACTTCATAACTAATCAACCCCATATATGACCGTCTCTTTCTCTCTCTACAATTAATAGATAACTCGTTAGAGAGAACCGAAGTCCTCTCCAACTTAGCGTGATTAGGCTGTAGTGCCATTACTGCGTTCACGAGCTTCAGCTAATTTCTTTGCTTGCGCACGAATGTTTGTTATTTCATCACGAGCATCCATTAGCTCTTGAAACAGAGGCGATTTGTAACGAAGCATAGTAGCTAACGCATCACCGAGCAACTGCTCTGCTAGGTATAGTTTAAGTCCGCTGTTAGCGTTTGCCATTACCTTGTTGTATTCATTGAAATCAAATTGCTGTGTTGCCATGGTAGTTCTCCTTAGTTAATGCGGCGGTTGCCACAGCTGTTAGAAACACAAAGACGAGGCGATGTCAGGTGATCTAGCCTTAGCAGGCTGCTGAGACGTAGAACAATGGCGTGCCTTTTCGACATTGTTCTAGGTCTCTTGCAGATGCTTAGGCTAGAGCACTTGATGTTGACTCGGCTTTGTGTTTCTATCAGCGCATTGGGGCAACAGCTGCATTAACTTAGGAGAACTTGGCAACACAGCAATTTGATTTCAATGAATGCGCTTACAACAAGGTAATGGCAAAGGATAACGGTGGTTACTTAAACTTCCTAGCAGTGCTGTTGCTCGGTGATGCGATTAGCTACATGCTTCGTTACAAATCGACTCTGTTTCAAGATAAAGCTAATGCGATGGTCGTGATGAAGTAACGAACTTCGATGCGCAAGCTAAGAAATTAGTTGAAGCTCGAGGGTTGAACGCAGTAATGGCACGGCATCAGCCTAATCACGCTAAGTTGGTTAGAGGACTCGGTTATCTCTAACTAAGAGTTATCTCTCTATAAAATTACTTTAAACAACAACAACTTATCTAGATATTAATACAACTACTAAATACCTATAGAGGTACCACACTACACATATCTTCTTCACCTAACAGACAAGACAATATGATACGCATGAGTAACAGCTAGACAATGCTACTTAACATTGACTTCGTTACTAGGTCACACTACTAGATCAACATAGGGGGGGGGTGTATATAGCACGGATGTGGATTTTAATGATGTATCACAACACACACAATAAAGGGTAAAATAGAACGTCTCTGCATAATGTGCTATCTTTGAACAAGAGAGGAGGGAAGGAGAGGTGATATAGACTATATCGATCTGCGACATTACTACTTAGTAGAAATCTCTTTCTATTTTAAAACAGGAGTTTTAGAAGTAGAGTTTCTCTAATTGATCAATATAAGAATATTATATCATATTTCTAATCTAAAGTCAATATCCTTTCTCTCAAATATAAATATATTCTTTCCTCTTCATAATTTACTTGACTTTTAGTTTCTTCTATGTTATAATGATTACATAGTTAGTTAGATTTTCTATTGGAGCGAAGCGACATGCCATACATGACGAACGGCAAACGAGATTATAAAAAAGAGTTAGACTGGGAACACGAACAAAGTAAGAAGCGTGTTAAAGACCGTGCTGCTCGTAATAAGGCTCGTAAAGAAGCTGGACTTAAAGTAGGAGACTCTCGTCAAGCTGATCACAAGAAACCTCTAGACTCTGGTGGTTCTACTAAGAAGTCGAACGTACGAGTCGTCTCGGCTAAAGAGAATGCAATGAAAGAAGTAAAACGTAAACGTTCTAAACCAGGTAATAATTAATCAAAAAGGAATACTATACATGGCTACAAAACCAACCACTACTACTACTATGGGCTACACAAAGAAACCTTTAGTTAAAACAATGCCAGTTGTTAAAGAAGCAGTACCTAGTGAGATTGCTGATAAAATGCAGACTATGCAAAACAACAGAGCAGCTAAGAACTATACTAAAACAAATCCTTCAGGTTATGCTGGTATCTCTTTTGATAAAGACTAATTAATGGAAGAAACAATTTTAGATACGGCAAAGGCTACACAAAAGCCTCGTAGAAAAGGTAGGAGAAGTAGAGAGGAGACTAACAAGATTAGAGCTGCTCTTGGGTTAACCGTTAAGGTTGCTCCCCCTAAAAGGGACTACACTCCACCTGCTATTCTACCAGAGAAGACTAAGGCTAAGTCGCAAGAGATCCTTGCTGCTATGCTTACAGGTAAGAGTACTCTTGTAGTAAAGAAAGTAATGGACAAAGCTTTAGATGACAACGACTCTGATCAGATGGCTTGTCTCAAACTGCTTATAGATCGTATGATCCCTACATCTTATTTTGAGAAAGAGAATAAGGGTAACAAGGGGATTACTATTCAGATTATGGGCGTAGGTGAAGTAGGCATTAAAGAAAATGATGAAGAACCTATAGAAGCTGAGTACGTAAGTACGGATGAGTATGTAGAGGAGGAGCCAATAGATGGCTAATCTTCAGGTAAAGCTCCACGAGAAACAGTTAGAGATATTCAACGATCCACATAGGTTCAAAGTAGTAGCAGCAGGTCGACGCTTTGGTAAGTCTCGACTAGCAGCTTGGACCTTGATCATTGAGGCACTGAAGAGTACTGAGAAGGATGTGTTCTACGTAGCACCTACTTATCAGCAGGCTAGGGATATTCTCTGGTCTCTTCTTAAAGAGATAGCTAGAGATGTCACAGCATCTGCCCACGAGAACACTTCGGTGTTAACTCTAATTAATGGGCGTAAGATTTACCTTAAAGGTTCAGATAGACCAGATACTCTTCGGGGTGTAGGTTTAGCGTATGTAGTAATTGATGAGTACGCTGACATGAAGCCTCAAGTGTTCGAACAGATCTTGAGACCAGCGTTAGCAGACGTTAGGGGTGGTGCTCTATTTATTGGTACTCCTAAAGGTAGGAACCACTTCTATGAGTTGTTTAAATACTCTGAGGGAGAAAAAGACAAGGATTGGAAGTCGTTTCACTACACTTCTTATGATAATCCTCTTCTTCCTAAGGATGAGATTGAAGCAGCTAAGTTATCTATGTCTAGCTTTGCGTTTAGACAAGAGTTTATGGCTTCATTTGAAGCAGCAAGTAGGGATCTATTTAAAGAGGAATGGATACACATCGATGAAGAAGAACCTAATGAAGGTCGTTATTTCGTTGCAGTTGACTTGGCTGGCTTTATTAACGTGGATAGAGAGTCAGGAAATAAGAATAAAAAGCTTGATGAAACGGCTATAGCTGTAGTCAAGGTCCACGATGGTGGTTGGTGGATAGCAGATGTGTTACATGGTAGGTGGGATATTAAAGAGACTTGTTCTCAGATAATGTCTGCAGTAGTTAAGTACGAACCCGTAGCTGTAGGTATTGAAAAAGGGAGTCTAAAGAATGCTGCATTACCTTACCTTACTGACCTTATGCGTAGGCACAATCACTACTTTAGGATTGATGACGTTACTCATGGTAATCAAAAGAAAACAGATCGAATTGTCTGGGCTCTCCAAGGTCGCTTTGAACACGGAAAAGTCTCGCTAAACTACGGGACTTGGAACAATGAGTTTATTGATCAGTTAGTCAACTTCCCTAACTCACAGTTACACGATGACTTGATTGATGCGGTAGCATACATAGATCAGATACAGATAGTAGAATACTTTCACGATTACGATAGTGAAGAGCAGTACGAACCTTTAGACAGAGTTAGTGGATTTTAAAAGAGGATAGATAAATGAGTTCTAATAAACTAGTAGATTGGATTAACGATAATGTCTCTGAGTGGCGAGACCACCGTGATGATAACTATCTCTCTGACTGGAAAGAATACGAACGTTTATGGCGTGGTATCTGGGCTGCAGAGGACTCTACTCGTAACTCAGAGCGTAGTCGTATTACTTCTCCTGCTCTACAACAAGCTATTGAAAACCACACGGCTGAGATAGAAGAGGCAGTCTTTGGTCAAGGTGACTATCTATTCGACATCGAAGATGATATGAATGATCAGAATCCTGCAGATATAGAGTACATGAAACGCTACATGAAAGAATGTTTCAAGAAGAATAAAGTACGCAAAGCAGTTGGTGATGTAATTCTTCTAGCTTCTATCTATGGTACGGGTATTGGTGAGATTACTGTTAAGAAGACTAAAGAGATCTATCCTACTACACAACCTATTGAAGGTTTAGATGTATCTGCAATTGGTGTACAAGAAGTAGAGAAAGTCCGAGTAGCTCTACGTCCAATCAATCCTCAGAACTTCCTTATAGATCCTAATGCTACTTCTGTAGAAGATGCTATGGGTGTGGCTATTGAAGAGTTTGTATCAGCACATTCTGTAGCACAAGCTATCAATCAAGGTATCTACCGTGATGTAAAAGACTTAGGTGATGACTCTACTCCAGACAGTGATCTAGAAGCTAGTTTTATTGATACAGAGTATAATGACGATAAGATCCGAGTACTACGTTACTATGGTCTAGTTCCAAAAAATCTACTAGAATCTGCTCTTAAAGAAGATGGAGATATTGTTAGTTTGTTTGGTGAGGAAGAAGAATCAGGTGTACTAAGTGATCTAATGGAAGAGTATGGAGATTTAGTAGAAGCAGTAGTAGTTATTGCCAATGAGTCCTCTCTTCTAAAAGCAGAGAAAACTCCCTACATGATGAAAGATCGTCCTGTAGTAGCCTATCAAGATGATACTATCCCTAATCGTTTCTGGGGTCGTGGCGTTGCAGAGAAGGGCTACAACATGCAGAAAGCTATCGATGCACAGCTACGTAGCCACTTAGATAGTTTAGCTCTTGCAACCGTGCCTATGATGGCTATGGACGCTACTCGACTACCTCGTGGTAGTAAGTTTGAAGTACGTCCAGGTAAAACTATTCTTACTAATGGTAATCCTCAAGAAATCTTGATGCCATTTAAGTTTGGTTCAGTAGATGGTGCTAACATTCAGACAGCACAACAGTTCGAACAGATGTTATTACAAGCTACAGGTACTATGGATACTGCAGCAATGCAGACTCAGCCTGAAGGTGCTAACATGTCGTTTGCTCTTTCTGCTATTATCAAGAAAAATAAACGTACTTTAGTAAATTTCCAAGACAGTTTCCTTATTCCATTCGTAGAGAAGGCAGCTTGGAGGTTCATGCAGTTTGATCCTGAGCACTTTAAGACACAAGATTGGAAGTTTATTCCTTCTTCTACTCTAGGTATGTTAGCTCGAGAAGTAGAACAACAACAATTCATCAATTTAATGAAGACTCTAGGTCCAGATAGTCCTCTAGTTCCTATTTTAATGCAAGGTGTCCTAGAAACTTCTAACTTAGCTAACAAAACTCAGCTATTACAGCAGTTAGCTCAAGCACAACAACCAGATCCACAGGCACAACAGATGCAAATGCAGCAAGCACAGCTACAAATGGGTCTAGTGGCAGCACAAACTGCAGATCTTAACACTAAAGCAGGCAAACAACAAGCAGAAGCTCAACAAATTGCTGTTGAAACACAGCTTGAGCCTGAATTAGTAAAAGCTAAACTAGTTGCAGCTCTATCTACTAACCTAGATGCAGGTCAAGGTGACGATAAAGAGTTTGAACGTCGTGTTAAAGTTGCTGATCTCCTACTAAAAGAAAAAACTCTTAATCTAAAAGCAGTAGATAGTGCACAAAATAGGGAAATTGTCAAGATGCAAATGAATAGTAAAAATAACTCTTGACTTTTAAATAATCTTATGGTATAATCATTATATAAGTAAAGCTATTATAACACATTTTTAGAAAAGGTGCAATAGTTTGGAAAGAGAATTGCAAGATTATTATGAAGAACGATTTAGTACGATGTCTTCTAAAGGATGGAAAGATCTAATAGAAGATGTAGAAAAGATGTATGAAGCAACAAACCAGATAAGTAGTACTGATAACTTTGAGGGGTTCCATAAACGTAAGGGTCAACTAGATATCTTACAGTGGATTCTCTCTCTACAACAAGTATCAGAACAAGCCTATGAGGAGTTGCTTAATGCGGATAATGCTTGATTTTAAGTGTACTGTTTGTGAACATACAGACGAACGGTACGTAGATAATACAACAGAATACACTGAGTGTTCTATATGTAATAGTAAAGCTACTCGTATGATTAGCACACCTACTATTTCATTAGAAGGATACTCAGGTAGCTTTCCAGGTGCAGCAGCCGCTTGGGAAAAAAAGCACAGAATGGCTGCTAACCCAAGAGATTAGCTACGATAGCCAAGTAACTAGTTCCTTTCCTAAAATGCTTTATGCACAGGAGACTTAATATGGCACAAGTAATAGATGAAGTTTTAATTAATGATCTAGAGACTGACTCAATTGATAGTATTGACAACTCGGAAACTTTAGATACCACACCTGCTAAACCTGCAGATGAGGTTGTAGACAATCTACCAGAGAAATACCGTAACAAATCGCTAAAAGATATTATCGCAATGCACCAAGAAAGTGAAAAGCTAATTGGTAAACAAGGTAATGAAGTAGGCGAACTACGTCGAACAGTAGATGACTTTATTAAAACGCAAACTTCTAGAAACTTACAGACAGATGTAGAAACAGATCTTAGTGATGACGACTTTTATAGTGATCCTATACAAGCAACTAAACGGGCTATTGATGAACATCCAGCAATCAAGGATGCTAAACAACAGTCTATAGCTATGAAACAAGCAGCAGTCCAAAATAAGATTGCTACGAAGTATCCTAACTTCCGTGAAATTGCAACAAGCCAAGAATTTGGTAATTGGGTAAATGGATCAAAAGTACGAATAGAGTTATACAACAGGGCACAGAATGATTATGATTTTGATTCTGCTGATGAACTCTTATCTACTTGGATTGAGCGTCAAGAGTACACTAAGAAAGTAACTGATACCTCTAAATTAGACCGAGAGCAACAACTTAAATCGGCAGATATGGGAACATCAGGTGCTACTGAATCTACATCAAAAAAGAAATATCGTCGAAGCGATATTATTAAACTTATGCAAACCGATCCTGATCGATACGATAGCATGGCAAACGAAATTATGATTGCCTATCGAGAGAACAGGGTAATATAAAAACAATTTAGAAAAGGATTTACAAAATGGCTTTAGGCTCAAATCACGTAACAAATACTACAGGCGCATCCTTCATCCCAGAAATTTGGAGTGATGAGATTATCGCTGCTTATAAGAAATCTCTTGTAGCAGCTAACCTATTTAAGAAAATGTCTTTCACTGGTAAGAAAGGTGATACTATCCATATCCCTTCTCCTACTCGTGGTGTAGCTTCTCTTAAAGCTGCTGAAACACAAGTAACTCTACAAGCAGCTACTGAAACAGAAGTAAACGTATTGGTAGATAAACACTACGAATACTCACGTTTGATTGAAGATATTACAGAAGTACAAGCTTTATCATCTCTTCGTCGTTTCTACACTGAAGATGCTGGTTATGCTTTATCTAAACAAGTTGATACTTCCTTGATCCAATTAGGTCGTACTTTCAACGGTGGTTCTGGTGTTACTTACGGTGGTGCTTACATAGGTGGTGACGGTACTACTGCTTACACATCAGGTTCAAGCAATGCTTCTGCATTAACTGATGCTGCTATCCGTCGTACAATCCAACGTTTAGATGACAACGATGTTCCTATGGATGGTCGTTTCTTCTTGATTCCTCCTTCAGCACGTAACACATTGATGGGTTTAGATCGCTACACTGAACAAGCCTTCGTTGGTGAAGTTGGTAATGGCAACACAATCCGCAATGGTGAAATCGGTAACTTGTATGGTATCCCTGTATTTGTATCAAGCAACTGTGATACTGCTACTGGTGGTGCTCGTATTGCTTTACTAGGTCACAAAGATGCTGCCGTGTTGGTTGAACAACAAGGTGTTCGTTCACAAACTCAATACAAACAAGAATACTTAGGTACTCTATACACTGCTGATACATTGTACGGTGTTAAAGAGCTACGTGACAACGCTTGCTTTGCATTAGCTGTTCCAGCCTAATAAGTAATTAGGTTTAAACCTCTTACCCACACGACTCGGGTAGGGGGTTTTTGCATAATTACTTAATAGGAGAAGTATAATGGCTAAATTTAAATGTAAACTTTCAGGTGTAGTGGTTAGTTTTGAGTATGAGCATGATATTAAGTCAATGCTTAAACATCCTCAGTATGACTTAGTAGATGAATCTCCAGCTAAAAAAGCACCTGAAGGTTTAGTAAAAGAAAAAACAGTAGCAGTAAAATCTATATTTAAGGACTAGTTTAATGGCGATATTTAGAGGTCCAGGAGGTAGTGGTGATGCTACGGCAGATACTTCTAATAACTCCATTACAGCTGTTAATGCTGCCAATGCTGCTCAAGCAAGTGCTACAGCTGCTGCTGCTAGTGCTACTTCTGCTAGTAACTCTGCTAGTTCTACAGCAGGTGATGTAGCTGCTGCTTCTGCATCTGCAACTAGTGCCTCTAACTCAGCCACTACTGCTACTACTAAAGCTTCTGAAGCTAGTACTTCAGCAACTAATGCTGCTACATCAGCATCTACAGCAACTACCAAAGCAAGTGAAGCAGCTACTAGTGCGTCTAATGCAAGTACTTCTGCAGCTACTGCTACAACAAAGGCAAGTGAAGCTGCTGCTAGTGCTACCTCTGCTTCTGGTAGTGCTACTACAGCAACTACTAAAGCTAGTGAAGCTTCTACATCAGCTACTAGTGCATCTACTAGTGCTACAACAGCTACAACAAAAGCAAGTGAAGCAGCTACTAGTGCGTCTAATGCTGCTAGTTCAGCAACAAGTGCTTCAACATCTGCTACTAATGCAGCATCTTCAGCTACAGCAGCTAGTGGGTCAGCTACAACAGCTTCTACACAAGCAACTAATGCAGCAGCATCAGCTACTACAGCCTCGACACAAGCCACCAATGCAGCGGCATCTGCTTCAAGTGCCTCAACATCTGCTGCTACAGCCACAACACAAGCTACTAATGCTAGTTCTAGTGCAAGTGCTGCAAGTGGTTCAGCTACAACAGCAACTACACAAGCAGGAATAGCTACTACTAAAGCAGGAGAAGCTTCTACCTCTGCTACTAACGCTGCATCTAGTGCTTCTACTGCTACCACTCAAGCTACTAATGCTAGTACTAGTGCTACAAGTGCTTCAGGTTCTGCTACAACAGCCACAACTCAGGCAGGTATAGCTACTACTGGAGCAACTACTGCAACTACACAAGCAGGTATTGCTACCACTCAGGCTACTAACGCTGCAACATCTGCTTCTACAGCAACTACACAAGCTGGCATAGCTACTACACAAGCTACTAATTCTGCTACAAGTGCTGCTGCATCTGCTGCTGCTCGTGATGCTGCCTTAGCTGCTTTAGATTCATTTGATGATAGATATTTAGGTTCTAAGAGTTCAGATCCTACTTTAGATAATGATGGTAATGCTTTAGTATCAGGTGCTTTGTATTTTAATACAACTACTAATAGTATGAAAGTATTTGATGGAAGCGTTTGGTTATCTGCTTATGCTTCTTTGTCAGGTGCTTTATTATCAACAAATAATTTAAATGACCTAACTAGTATATCAACTGCTAGAACTAATCTTGGTTTAGGAACTCTTGCTACGCAATCAGGTACTTTTAGTGGAACTTCTAGTGGTACTAATACTGGAGACCAAATTAATATAAGTGGTAATGCTGCAACTGTTACAACTAATGCTAATTTAACAGGAGATGTTACATCTGTTGGTAATGCAACAACATTATCTGCAAGTGGTGTAACTGCTGGTTCATATACAAATACAAATATTACTGTTGATTCTAAAGGTAGAGTTACAGCAGCAGCAAATGGTTCTGCTGGAGGAGTTACTAGTGTAACTGCAACATCACCAGTAGTATCTTCAGGTGGTGCTACACCAGCTATAAGTATGGCAGCAGCTACTACGTCAGTTAGTGGGTATTTAACATCTACTGATTGGAATACATTTAATGGTAAACAACCTGCAGGGTCTTATGTAACAGTAGGCGGTGCATTAGGTACACCATCAAGCGGTACTTTAACAAACTGCACATTTCCAACGCTTAACCAAAACACCACAGGCAGTTCGGGTTCATGTACTGGTAACAGCGCAACGGCTACAACTTTAATTGGTGACCAATCAAATTGGGCATCATACCGTTCAAGTGCCGTGGCAAACATGTTAAGTTGGAAAAATTACGGTAATAGTCATATTATATTTGACGCTTCAGCATCAACATCGCCAACTGGAAGTGCGGTAAATAACACAAATGCTCAAATTGCTTGGACAGGAACATATCCTACTTTAATGGGTTGGAACGGGACTAACACTTATGGTGTTAGGGTTGATTCAGCTAGAATTAGCGATTCAACTTCAGGTTCATCAGCATCATGCACAGGCAACGCGGCAAGTGCATCATCTGTTGCCGCATCAGGCATTACAGGTCAAACAGGGATGTGGACAAGTGCCGCAAGACCAGGGGCTTATCGTTTATATCGTAATGATAGTAATGACCCTTATAATATCCAAACAACTTGGAGTGCGGATGTAAGTGGATATTGGTCTTTGCGTGGATATTATAATGATACCTATCATGCCCCTTGTTATGTTGGATATGCTGGATATTCAAACACAGCAGGTTCAGCACCAGCAAATGGAGGCACATCTGCAGCTTGTTCAGGTAATTCAGCAACTGCTACAGCACTATCCACAGCTTCAGGTTCAGCACCATCATATTCAGCAAGGGCTTGGGTAAACTTTAACGGTACTGGTACAATTGCTATTCGTGCAAGTGGTAATGTCAGCTCATTGACAGATAACGGAGTCGGTAATTACACAGTCAATTTTACAACAGCAATGCCTGATGCAAATTATTGCACAACAACTGCATTAAGCAATGCAACTTATGCCCCTGTTAATATGATAGGAACATATACAACTACATCAGTACAGTTACAGAATTTTGCTGATACAGTAGCGGCAAGGGATTTTACAACTGTAACTGCCGCTATACATAGATAATGTTTGGCATAGCAGCATTTTTATAAATAATAACAAGCGAATGTATTAATGATAAATATAGACCCAGTTGAATATGGCAAACTAATCTCAAAGGTAGATTCCCTTGAGAAAAAGATTGACAAGATGGAGTGTGCTCTTGATGAACTACTTGCCTTAGCCAACAAGGGTCGTGGTGGCTTTTGGATGGGTATGATGATTGCATCTCTTGTAGGAGCTATTATTTCTTATGTATCTCGTGCTTTTGTAGGACACTAGATGCAACTGACACCTCACTTCTCTCTTGCTGAACTTACAGTTACTAATACTAAAATAGATAACACACCATCTAAAGAAGTAATAGAAGTCTTACGCACAACTGCTTTTTATATGGAGAAAGTGAGAGAGATACTAGGCAATGTGGCTATCACTATCAATAGTGGTTATCGCAGTCCTGATGTCAATCGTCAAGTAGGTGGCACTAGCAACTCGTCACATACTTATGGGTATGCTGTAGACTTCACAGCCTATGGTCATACTCCACTTACTATATCTAATATTCTTGCTAAAAGTAATCTTAAATTTGACCAACTAATCTATGAGAAGACTTGGGTTCATATATCATTTGACCCTCGTATGCGTGGGAATATTCTCACACTCAAAGGTAAAGGTAAATATGTAAAGGGGATTGTATAATGTGGTCTGTTTTGTTTCCAGCTCTACTGCCAGCTTTAACAGATGGTGTTCGTGGTATCTTTGCTAAGTTTACAAAAGGTGCAGGAGGTAATCCTGTCAATGTAGCTGAACGCATACAACTCATGCAAGCAGAGACAGCTCGTCTACAAGCACTAGCAGAGATAGATAAACCAGCAGGTGAACCTTCTATCTGGGTTACTAACTTAAGATCTAGCTTTAGGTATATTGCAATTATCATTATTTGGTTAGCTACAGTAAGTGCAGTATTTACTCCTTCAGTAGCTGAACCTATTACTCTAATTCTATTAGATTTAAGTGGTGCGTGTATGAGCTTCGTTATCGGTGAGCGTATGTATCTTACTTTAAGGAAATAATATGCCAATCAAAAAAGGACAAGAAACTTTTGCTGGGTACAATAAACCTAAACGTACTCCAGGTCATCCAACTAAATCTCATGCTGTATTAGCAAAAGAAGGAGATAAAGAGAAACTAATTCGCTTTGGACAACAAGGTGTTAGTGGTGCTGGATCTAACCCTAGTACTCCTTCTGAGAAAGCTAGGCAAAAGTCATTCAAAGCTCGTCATGCATCTAACATTGCTAAGGGTAAAATGTCTGCAGCATACTGGGCTGATAAAGTCAAGTGGTAATAAATACCTTGACAAACAAAGTCTATTGTGGTATAATTGTATTATAATTAAGGGATTTTAAATTGACATACTTAGAATGTGTAAATAGAGTTTTAAGACGACTTCGTGAGAATGAGGTTACTACTGTCAATGAAACTCCATACTCCAAACTAATAGGAGATTTAGTTAATGTAGTGAAAGTAGAGGTAGAAGACTCATGGGATTGGTCTGCTCTTCGTACAACACTTACAGCAACTACTACTGCTACTTTATTTAACTATGTATTAACTGGTTCAGGTACTCGTCTTCGTGTTCTTGATATCATTAATGATACAGATAACTTTTTTATTGAGCAACGTGGAACTCGTTGGTTTGATGAACAGTTTCTAATTAATGTAGAGCAAGTAGGTTCTCCTTTATACTACAACTTTAATGGTGTAGATAGTAATGGTGATACTCAAGTAGATTTCTTTCCTATTCCAGATGGTACATATAACATACGTTTAAACGTTATCTTACCTCAAGCAGAACTTGTAGCAGACTCAACTCAGATACAAATACCAGCTCTCCTTCTAGTAGAAGGTGCATTAGCTCGTGCTATTAGTGAGCGTGGTGATGATGGTGGTTATGCTGAACAAGAGCAACGTTATCGTTCTATGGCTTCAGATCTAATTGCTCTTGAGTCTAGTCAACGTCTTGATGAAATGGTTTGGACAGCACAATAATGGCAGGTCAATTAAAAGCTCTTAGCAATGCGTCACTTGGCTTTCTTGGGTTAAACACTCAAGAGAGTGGTGTGACATTAGAGAGTGGGTATGCCACTAAAGCTACTAACTGTATCATAGATAAGTTTGGTCGTTTAGGTAGTCGTAGAGGTTGGACTGCTGTTACTACAAACAATGGTACACTAGGTGATACAGATAAGATAGAAGCTCTATATGAGTTCTTTAATTCTGATCAAACAACTACCTTCTTATCTGCTGGTGCACTTAAGTTATTCTCGGGCACTACTACTCTTACAGAGATGCCTGTTAAACAAGCAGATCAAACTACAAACCTAACTATTACTTTTACTGGTAATAGATGGCAGTTCTCTCAACTACAAGAGGGAGCAGGTTATGGTAGTTCTATATATGGCTTTGCTGCACAGAAGGGTAATCCTCTTTTAGTGTATCGTAAAACAAATCATACTGGAGCTTACATATTCCAACGAGTAGGTGATTATGGTACTAAACCTACAGGTGTAACTACCTTTGATCCAGATTGCACTCATACTGCATTTGGTCGTCAATGGGTAGCAGGTGTAACTGGAGCCAAGACTACTGTATTCTATAGTCAGTTATTAGATGGTGCTTTATTTACAGGTACAGGTTCAGGACTACTAGATATAGAGACTGTTGTTGGTGGTAGTGATGAGATTGTTGCTATATCTTCACACAATGGCTTTCTTATTATATTCTGTCAAAAGAGTATAGTTGTTTATGCAAATCCAGATGATCCTTCTAATCTTACTCTATCTGATGTAATTACTGGTGTTGGTTGTATTGCTCGAGACACTGTTCAACAAACAGGCACTGATTTAATATTCCTTAGTCATAGTGGTATTCGTAGTTTAAATCGAGTAGTACAAGACAAGAGTATGCCTATGCGTGACTTGTCTATGAACATTCGAGATGACTTAGTTACATATGTTGGTGGTGAAGTATTAGATAATATTAAGAGTGTTTACTTTGAGAGAGATGCTTTCTATCTCTTAGTACTCCCTTCTCTAAAACAATCTTTTTACTTTGACTTGCGTCAAACATTAGATAATGGTGCTGCTCGTGTAACTACATGGGAAGGCTTTATACCATCATCACTTTGTAATACTAAAGACAATAATCTATATCTAGGAATGCCTGGACGTATTGGTAAATATACTGGGTATACAGATAATGGTAGTACATATCGTTTAGAGTACTACACTTCTAACATTGATGCTGGTGAACCATTTAGTCTTAAGTTCTTAAAGAAAGCAAGTGTAGTTGTAATTGCTTCAGGTACTCAAGATATTGTATTTAAATATGGGTTTGACTATCAAAATGTATACTCAAGTAGAACGTACACAAAAGACTTTGTAGGTGGTACAGCTGAGTATAATATCTCTGAATATAATATAGGTGAGTTTACTGCTGGTAGTGCTATTCAAGATATTACTATGCACCTAGGCGGTTCAGGTAAAATATTACAATTTGGTGTTGAAGTTCCAATTGAAGGTGCACCAGTTAGCTTACAACAACTAACAATCTATTTGAAAACAGGGAAAATGGTATAATGGCAAACTACGTCAAAGCAACGAACTTCTTTACAAAGGATGCCTTGCTTACAGGTAATCCTAATAAGATTATTAAAGGTAGTGAGATTGATGCTGAGTATAATGCTATTGCAACAGCTATAGCTAGTAAAGCAGATACGACCTCTCCTACATTTACAGGGACACCTATTGCTCCAACAGCTACCGCTGGGAATAATTCAACACAGATAGCAACTACAGCTTATGTGGCGACTGCTATAGGTACTCCAGGAACAATGGCAGCACAGAATGCTAATGCTGTAGCAATTACTGGTGGTACTGTTGCTGGTGTAACTGTTGCTGGAACTTTTACTGGAAACATTACAGGAAATGTCACAGGAAATGCAACTGGTTCTTCAGGTTCTTGTACAGGCAATGCAGCTACAGCTACAAAGTTATCAACTGCAAGTGGTTCAGCACCATCATATTCAGCTAGGGCATGGGTTAATTTTAACGGAACTGGTACAGTAGCAATTAGAGCAAGCGGTAATGTTAGTTCTATTACAGATAATGGTACAGGCGATTATACTGTTAATTTTACAACAGCAATGCCTGATGCAAATTATGCAATGGTATCTAGTGGCGGAGGAGATGCAGCCGATAATAGACCAGACCCAATTGGAACAAATACAACAACAGCCCCTACTGCTAATGCAATCAGATTAATACAATGGTACATGACTGCAACAACACACCAAGGTCCACAAGATGGTACTTGGAATAATATAGTAATTTTAAGATAAGGAAAAATTATGAAAAGAATTATATATAAAACAGCAGATGGTGGAGTAGCGGTAATCGTTCCTACACCTGAGTATTTAGAAACACATACAATAGAAGAACTAGCAGCCAAAGATGTACCTGCTGGTGCAGAATTTCAAATTGTAGATGTATCTGATATTCCAGAAGACAGAACATTCCGTAACGCTTGGGAGTATGCAGCATGATTACAGTTAATATAAATAAAGCTAAAGAAATTACTAAGGCAAGGTTGCGTATAGAACGTGAGCCGTTACTTGTTGCACAAGATGTAGCATTTCAACGTGCATTAGAAAGTGGTGCGGATACTGCTGGTATTGTAGCTGAAAAACAACGCTTGCGTGATATTACTAAAGTAGTGGATACCTTAACAACAGTAGATGAATTAAAAACAATTACAGTTAATTCATAAATAAAAGGTAAAAGAAAATGGGATTACTTAAATCAATAGGTAAGATAGCTCAAGTTGCTGGTACAGTTACAGGGCAACCTTGGCTTACTGCTGCTGGTAGTGTAGCTGGTTCACTTGATAGTGGAGGTGGTGGTGGCGGTGGAGGTAGTGCTACTTCAGCACAAGCACCTGGATTTGTTCCTTATGGAGTAACTACTGGTTTTGGTACCTCTAAAATAGATGCAACTAACAAAACTGCAACTTATTCTCTAGATCCTAGACTACAGTCTTTTAGAGATAGAATGTATGGAGGAGCTACTGCTGCCTTAGACTCTGCTGATCCTGCGTATGCTTATCAGAATATAAACTATGCTAAAGGTTTATTTGGTGAAGCTACGAATATGGATATTGGGTCTATGACTCAAGACTATTTAAATAGTCAAATAGCTTTATTAAATCCAGCTCGTGAAGCTGAGTCTAGTCGTTTAAATGATTTAATGTTTAGTAAAGGTACTCTTGGTGCTGGTGTTGGTATGGAGGGTGGCTATGTGAATCCTCAACAGTTTGCTTTAGCTAAGGCTCGTGAACAAGAGAATAGTAGACTTGCTGTAGCATCTGAAGACAGAGCTCGTGCAATTCAAGGTGAAACTCTACAAAGAGCTAACGCTATGTATGGTCTAGGTCAAAGCTACTTAACTCAACCGTATGATACAGCTAATACTCTATTTGGTATGGGTACTAATATTGAGAGTCTAGGTGCTAACTCTATGGCTCTAGGTTTGAACATGGGTAGTACTGCAGGTCAGTTGAATAATGAAGCTTCTCGATACAATGCAGCTATTAACCAACAAAACTGGGGTAATCAACTATATAATCAAGCTACTAATAGAGATACTTGGAGTGGTGCTTTAGATCAAATAGGAACTGTAGACTGGGGTAAGATCTGGGGAAGAACTCCAGACTTTAATCCAATGGCTGATTCCTCATCTTTTGATTCCTTTAATAATTCTAACTATGAGAGACCTGCATAATTATGGCACAAGCTAATCAATTAATGCCTGGAGAATGGGACAATGTATTTGGTCCTTCTGCAGCAAATCTTAGTAAGACACAGGATCAAGCATTTGAGGATAAGACTCGTCTAAATGCTCAGTTAGATCCTATGGCTTTAAACTACAACTCTCGTGTAAACATGGGTAGACGTATAGGTAAAAGTATTAATACTCTATTTGGTGGTCAGTCTACTGATCCTGCTCTACGCAAAGCTGAGATTATAGATCAAATATTTAAAACTCTTTCTCCAGAAGAATTAAAGAATCCTGCACAGGCTCTTAGTACTATTGCTGATCGTTTAGAAGAGCAAGGTTATCCTAGAGATGCAGCAGAAGCTCGTATGAAGTCTACTGAAATTGCTCAACAAACAATGATAAATGAGGACACAGTTAAGACTTCAGGTATCAAAAGACAACAAGCAGTGCTAGAACGTATAGCTCAAGGTGCTAATGGTATCTTGGGTATGTATGATCAAGTAGGTCCTGAGTTACAAGATCAACTTTACAATCAGCAAGTAGATATGATTGAGAAAGAAGTAGGGGTAGAGGCAGCAAATCAACTGCGTAATGTTAAGCCTACTGAACGAAGAGCTATGCTTAAGAAGATGGTAGATGAAGCTGATAAAGAGTCTTCTAGAAGTAAAGAAACTATAGCAAATGAAAAGATAGCTGCTTCTCAAAAAGCATATGAATTTAAAGCAGGTGTTGCAAAAGCAATGCAGACAGAGAAAGAGAATAATAGATTTATTCTACAAGCTAATAATCTTAAATTTAAAGCTAGTGAAGTTTTCTTAGAGAATCTAGGTGATAGAATTGGAGCAACTGATGATGCTCTTAAGAATCAAGCTGATTTATTAGCTATGTACAGTGATCCTATGAAGACTCCTACACTATCTGAGTCTGAGAGAACTATTGCTGTTAATCAAATCACTCAGAACATGAAGACTCTTGAGGCTACTAAAGGCAAGCTAAATGCTATGCAAGGTAGTGCTGGACAAGCTATTCAAAACCCTGTACTTGCTGGTCCTGGAAGTACTGTAGCAGCTACTGCTATTCCAGGGGGAACTGCTCCTGCAGCTACTCAAGCTGCTCCTGCAAAGACTCAAGCTAAAACTACAGCAGAGAATGATGATTATATTCAGGCAGAGACAGCTGCAAAACTATATCCTGCAGATGCTGCTCGTATTTGGGCAGAGTATGATAAAGATCATCCAGGAGTTAGAGGTGCTACTACTAAACCTGCAGCTCCTGCCGCTGAAACTAAACCTAAACTATCTGTAGAAGAGCAGAAGAAAGTTGACTTTGAAGCTGCATTCTTAGCTAAGTTGAATCAAGAATCTGATTATCAGAAGATAGCTAATGCAGGTAAAGCTATATTAAAACCTTTACAAGACTTTTGGGTTAAGTATGAGAATGATGTTAAAGCTCAAGGTGAGTTAATAGATGCTTTTGCTAAACATGCTAAAGCTAAATTAAATGATAAAGCTTATGTTGCTCAACTATCTCCTAATGCTAAAGCTAAACTAGAAGAGTTAGCTAATGATTCTAGTGTTAAGTCTATGGAACGTCAACAAGAAGGTACAAAAACTATGTTGGCTTTAGCAGGTACTGCTCTAACTGCTGGTATATCTACTGTTACTATTAAAGGTCTTCTTAAAATGAGTGCTGCTAAAGCTGCTAAGAATGCTTATAAAACTAGGACTCCTCTAAAAATAGAAACTAAGATGAAAGGTCTACCTGAGAAAGTTAAGATCTCTCAAGAAAAAGTAGATAGAGCAGCAGGTCTTCGTGAGAAAGAAGATCCAGCCCTTAGATTTGCAAAACCTTTATTCCAATAATATGTCAGGTAATAAATATCTTATAAAGTTAGGTTTAGCACCTGATCTGAATACCGTCGCTACTCACCAAGTTGAGAGTGGCGGTAGACAGTTTGATAACTCAGGCAATGTAATTACTTCTAAAGCAGGTGCTCTAGGTATAGCTCAAATTATGCCTACTACTGCTCCTGAAGCAGCCAAGTTAGCAGGTCTACCTTACAACAAGTATTTACTTAAAGCTAGTCAAGAGTACAACGCTAAACTAGGTGCTGCTTATCTTAAACAAAAGATAGCTGACTTTAATGGAGATGTCGAAAAAGGACATGCTGCCTATAATGCAGGTAGTGCTAGAGTATCTAGTGCCATTGAGAAAGCTAAGAGACATGGTGGATCTTGGAAAAACTATCTTCCAGATGAAACTAAAAACTACATAATTAAAATAGAATTAGCAAAAGAGAATCTTTCAAAAGGAAAGACCTAATGGGTAATAAATATTTAGATAGACTTGCAGAACAAGATGCTAAAACTACTACAGGAAATAAGTATATAGATAGACTTGGTATCCAAGAATCTCAATCTCCTCTAGAAACTTTTGCAACTCATGCTGCTGCTAATCTTCTTCCCGCTGCTGGTGGTCTAGCTGCAGGCTCTCTTGCAGCCACTGCTGGTGCTCCTATAGCTCTTGCATCTGGTCCTGCTGCTCCTGTAGTGGAGGCTGGTCTATTTCTAGGTGGTATGTTCCTTGGATCAGAGGGTGTTAGACGAGTACAAGAAGAGTTTCTACCTGAGAGCTTTAAGAACTATTTAGCTGTTGGTGGTAAAGAGAATAAGTATTCTGCTGTAGCTGGTGATTTAGCTTCTTTTGTTCCTTTTACTAAACTAGGATTAGTTAAGAAAACACTTGACTCAGGAGAAGTAGTAATTGACAAAGCCACTAACGTAGCCTTAGGTGCTATAGGTGGTGGCATTGATGCTGCTAGTCAGTACATACAGACAGGTGAAGTAGATCCTACACAAGTAGCTATGAATGTGGTAGCTACTCCTTTCATAGGTGGTAAAGGTTTAAGTAAAGTAGGTCAAGCTATCTCTGCTAAACCTAAAGAAACTACTACTATTAAAGATGAAGTTGAAACTCAGAATCAACAAGTAGAGCAAGACACTTGGAGAGCTCAGAATCTTATTGATCTAAGGAAGATTGAGGCAGATAACTACGAGACTATTCTTAGAAAAGAAGTTATATCTAACATGCCTAAAGATAGGGTTACTCCTGAGTTAGAGAAAGAGACTTTTGCTGAGTTATTCTCAGCGTCTGGTAGAAATGCTGAAGGTGGTAAAGCTCCTACTATTATTATGACTGATGCAGAAGTTCCAGCATTCCGTGGTAACATGGAAGGTAGATGGCAAAAGCATGAAGTTAAAATACAAGAAGCAAGACAAAAGCTTGCTGATCCTACTTTAAGAGAAGGACAAAGATTAGGTCTAGAGTCTGAGATAGAAGGTAGACTAAGAAGTCAAGAGAATATTAAATATATTTTAGAGAAGCAAGAACGCTTTGGTTCTACTGAATATCTACTTCCTATTCTAGAGAAAGTTAGAAACACATATGATGAATTAGGTATAAAAGCTAGAGATGCTGGCGTAATTAAGGGTATGTTGTATAACTACGTACCTCTTATGGTAGATAAATCTCAAAGTAAAATGTCTGAAGAAGGACTAGCATCTGCTTTAGAAGGTTTCTATAAGTTAAAAGATGCTTCTTTCAAAACAGATTCCTCTATGGAACGGGCATTTAATACTGCAAATGAGTTGCAAGAGTATCTAAATACTATAGATCCTACACTATATGTTCACAGAGACATAGGCACTGTAACAAATGCTTATATGACTTCTATGAATAAAGCAATTGCTCAGAAAGAGTTGATAGATCAGTTAAAGAATACTAATCTTCTTACAGGTACTAAAGATCCAATTATATCAACAGATCCTGCATTTGCTGTTAGAAATAAGTATGTAGCTTATAATAGTCGTGGGGCTAGTCAAATGGAAGGTGCATTTGTACATCCAGACTATGCTCCTATACTTGATACTATGTTCCAACGTAATGACATTGGAGCTATCAAGAATGCATTAGTTCAAACAGCTATGCTTACTAAGGCTCTTAACGTAGCAGGTTCTCTATTCCATGCTCCATCTCTTGGTTGGGCTATGGCTGGTGCATCTCCTAAGTTAGCCTTTAAAGAGATTATCACAGCAGGTAGTGGTATTCGTAAGGCAGTAAATGACCTTAAGAAAGGAGAGATGTCTGAGTATACAGAGTTAGCCATAAAGACAGGTACTAAGATTGGTACAGAAGACGTACAGAGATCTATTGTGTCTGACTTGGGTGCTTATGTAGACAAGAAGATCTTTGGTAATGCTAGTGTTTTAAAGAGACTTACTAATCCTATAGATAAGTTTATTCTACAAAAGATGAATACCTTTACTTGGGACTACATGCATACTGGTGGTAAATTAGTTCTATTTAAAGATCTAATGACTAAGGCAGAAAAGAATCTTACAGAAGTTCCAGGTACTGCTGCTTATAATGAAGCTAGATTTAAGTTAGCAGAGCGTATCTCTAACTCAGTGAATCACACTATGGGTGGGTTGCAGTGGTTGCAAGCTGCTGCTTCTATTAAGAATAAAACTACTAAACAGTTAGCAATCCACGGTGCAGGTATAGAAAGTAGAGCTTGGGCTCAAGTAGCTATGTTTGCTCCTGACTGGACAGTTTCTACTCTAGGTTCTTTCCTTAAAGGTATGCCTGATAAGATTAATCCTGCTAAGTGGGATGTTAAAGCAGGTGTTAAGGGTATAATGAAACCTATGAATGAGGCTGACTTGTCTCGTAGGTATATGATTAATACTGGTTTACTATATTTAACTATTCTAGATGCAATTAACTTAGGTACTTCTGGTCAACACATCTGGCAGAATGAAGATCCAACTCGTATTCAGCATGCTGATGGTACTACTCAACAGTTAGCTAAACACTCTATGGAAGCTGTACACTGGTTGATGGATCCAGCTAAGACCTTGAAGAATAAATTGGGCTTCTTTCCTAAAGCTGGACTTGCTTTCTTAGATGATCAAGGTGGAAATTACTTAGAGAGGGCTGGAACAGTTGCTAAGTTAGCTGCACCGTTCTCTGTTGGTTCTGCTTTACAAGCTCCAGAAGGAGAAGCAGCATGGAGAGCGTTTATGTCTGCTGCTGGATTCCCAATCTATGGTAAACCTCTTTCTTATTTAAGAGATCCTAATGATGTTCTTAAAGAGAAAATGGAAAGAAAAGCAGTAAGACAAGAGAATCAGATGGAAAAAGTAGAAGAAATACGAAGGAAGGCAGAAACTAGTGAATTACGTGGATTATTTAGTGAGTATCTCTAAAAATGACCTCTAGAATCGAGCTACAACGCTTTTAAATTATAGGTTGATGTACTTGTATCAAAATATAGTCTAAACTCGTTGTAGCCCCTTCTAGTAGTGTCTATGACGATTTGACCCTATTTGTTCATTACGTACATAGTAACTTCAAAGCCAAAGCGCATTTCTGTTGCTGATGGTGATTTCCACATAACATACTCCTTAATATATACTACACAAAATAGTTTGTCTGTAATATTTATTGATTTATTACACACAAAATAGCATAAACTTATACTATACTAGTATTATAGCATAGTATAAGCTTTTTGCACTACGGATTAGTATTAACTTTCCATAATGTATTTACTGAATACTAACCTCAGTATACCCACATGAAGTACGACTACCCATTTTAGGTTATCACCTTTGACATCGAAATCCTGATTGTCCATAATCTCAGCACCAAAGACTAAACCACCTATTGTTTCCCATGTAAATTCTATCATATCTCACACACTCCTGATACACACGCTAGTTGTTGGGCACCTTCAGTATTATCATCGAGTTCTATAAAATCACTCCAATCAATATCTGTTGGCATTTCACTTAGTAACTTATGATAAGTCTCTTCATCGATATCTTCGTAAGGAGCTTGTACATAAGTATGGTTTGAGTGAGGTAAGAAAGATACACCACTTACTTCATCAAAGTATTTCCAAACCCAAGCACCTACTTCTACCCACTCCTCATCTTTAACTGAGATAGTGACTGAGGGTTTGTGTTCACACCAGTGACGCTGATAGATTAACCACAACTCTAACTGTTCGATAGCTGACTTAGAGTTACGAGTAATAGCACCAGTAGGAGCCTTCATCGGGAAGCCAAAGACAGCAGTTGAATCAGGTCTAAATGCTTCATCTTCTACTGGAACACCCTTACTTTTTAGATACTCGTAGATCGGATCCTTTTTATCCATACGAATACGTCGTAAGTAATAATCGTTGTGTCGAGCATGAATGCCACTAGCACTGTCCACCAACTGAGAGACTGTACCTGAAGGCTTAACAGCAGTGATAGCAGCAGAAGCAGGAATACCAAGTTTTTCAGCAAGTTCTTCATTTGTTCTCCGAGCAATACCACGTAAGTATTCTAGTAATCGAGGATCAGGATTAGAGGTAATCTCAGCATCCATAATACCTGTCAAACTAACACCTAACAAACGCTCTTCTGAAGTATTCTCTACCCACTCTTCACTCAAAAAGTTAAACTTATTAAGAGTAGATTGAATAGTACCTAAGATAGAGGCTAGGTTAACTTTACGTTCAAGAGATTCAAGTGTATCCCCGTTCCGTACAACCACTTCCGTAAGATTGCAGAACTGTTTATCACGGAGGATAATCTCTGAGCATGGATTGGTTCCGTAACTGTGATCTTTAGAACGTCGTCCCCACTTAGCAGCTTGAGTTTGAGCAGCAACACGATTAAATATTCCTCGTTCACCTGACTTGGATTTAACCAGAGATAACCATTCTTCCATGAAAGTCTCACTATCTGGTCGTTCTGTGTAGGCAACTGAGTTGTTAGCAAGTCCTCGGTGTGGATTATCATTATACCATGCTCCCATTTTAGCTTCACGCATACGTCGATCTGTAAGATTAGAGAGGGAGATTAGAGCACTGCGACGCACCCCACCTACCACTACAATCTCACCTACCATACACATTATGTCGTGTACTTCAATACTAGTGAGTTTTCGTCCACTAGCTTCTTTAAATGACTTAATCGTAAAGTCAAAGAGTCGTTTAAGAGGCTCAGGTCCTGATGCTCTTCCACCAAATACTTTAAGTCTTGCTCCAGCTGGTCGAACCTTTGAGTAATCAATTTTAGGGACATCGCCCTCCCACAAAGAAGAGAGGAGCTTTTTGAATGCTTTTGCCCATCCGAGCTTGCTGTCTTGTACAAATATGACATCATCTACCTCTCGTAATTTTTCAGGAATAGCTGGTAACTTACTAACTTCTTGACGCTCACAACTAAAACCTACACCTGTACCATTCATAAGGATGTATAGAGCTTCACTAAACGCTCGCTTGTTGTTGACTGCTAGGTAACTACAGTTATAAGCTGCAATGTTATCTCGCTCTACTGCTTCACCTGCTGACATCATAAGACGCATAGAAGGCATTACTTCTAGATTTAGAATAGAAGATCTTAGTTCTTCATAAGGTATCTCTACATCTTTAGTTTGTGTCTTTAAGTATGTGATAAGACGATCTACTGTCTCTTCCCATGACTCACGACGATGCTCTTTATCAAGGTATCGAGAGTATCGACTCCGATGTATGATTGATTGGTATATACTTGGTAGTTCCATTAAGTTTCCTCTTGTTATATAGGGCACACTGTAGAGATTTATAGGAGGAAGTGTGAGTTCCCCCCATTTGATGTTATTTGTTACCGAACAACTCTTCATCTGTGTATTGCTTATGACCGACCTCATAGTTTTTAATGTGCTGTGCGATGTCGTCAGCCACGTTGGGTATGTCTTTCTTGCCCCATATCAAATCGTAGTTGTCTACGTACTGCTTGCTGTTGGTTTTACTGATCAATTTGTCACCTGTGATATCATTTTTACTCATCTTCAAACTCTCCTAATATAAGTTCATCTAAAATTTGTGCATACTTAGCTTCAAGTTTATCTTCGAAAGCATTGACTAGATCCCAAGTAGTTAGTCCTAGTAAATCTACTAAGTCAAACTCTGTTATCTGCTCTGCTACTTTCTCTTTTAACTCATTTAACGTCAACATTTTCAAACTCCTTAACTAACTGTATGAAATGTATGGCTTTATCTAAGTCCTGTACGCCCCCTTTGTTACGCCACCTGCAAAGATACTTAATAGCTGTTGCCTCTAGATAAGGTATCTTGTTTATGTGGCAGAAGTAAGCAGGTTGTATTGGAAATCCTTTGTAGTGATCACCACCTACTTGTATTTCACTAGCTAACTGTTGCATATTTCTTCCTTAAGTATTTCAAACTAACTGGCATTTCATCAAAAGAACCATTGACAACATCATGTAGAATGTAGAGACCTCTCCAATGATTGTTAGTCTGGTGATTGAGATAGTGTTCCTCATGTTCGTAGCAACTACCAGCAATCAGAGCAGTCATCTCAGAACCATCAGCACGTTTACCGTAAGCAATGTCACGACCCTGTTGATGCCCTGCTATACAAGACTGATGATGCTTAAGTAAAAGCATACGAGCAGTATTACAAGGGTTGCCCATAACTCCGCTGACGAAGTAGTGACAAAACGCAATGCCTTCGATAACAATTGGTTGAAGGAACGGAATAAATTCCCAGCCACTTTTCTCATACTCTAAGTCCTCCAGAGAGATTAAACCATCAAGCTTCGGATCATTCTGAATAGCCCTATTGATACGATGTTCATGATTGCCACCTAACATAACTAGACGAGGTTTCCACCTAGCACGTTTAGTCTCAATCAGACGCTTCTGTTCCGCCCTTACGGGCGAAAGCAGAACCTTCATTGCATCTTTAGAAGCTTGGATATCAGCTTTGTAACGCTGACCTTCCATTGACTTACTACCAGCCTTATCATGAGAAGAGAGTGAAGGCATATCAGCAAAGTCACCTAGGTGAACAATGATGTCTGGCTTCATGTCTACTGCATAACGACCGATAGCATCAAGGAAAGCAAAGTCATCACCAGGTCTGATCTGAGTATCTGGAATAACCATGATACGTTTACTCATTGTAGTGATCTCCGTTGTTTCCATTCTGACCTATGTTATCGATACGATCTTCATCCCATTCATCAGCTGTATCTTCATCAATCATTTCATCAGTTAGTTGATCGTGTGGATCTAGTGGAGCACTCATGATGGGACACCTCCTTCTTGTTTAAATAGATCTAACTCTTGTTGTGCATCTGATTCTTGAATCTTGATGATGCCATTGAACACTAAGTTCTTGATTGCATGGTCCATTAAGAACCCAGCTTCAGCTTCTGTAACACTGAAGTCAAAGTCTAGACTACCATCTTCTTCATTGCGAACACAATTGTTTATACGCATTTAACCAATCCTTTCTAAAGTCAAGCCATTCAAAGTTGTTAAGTTCAGCCCACATTGCATACGTTGTCTTACTACCTCTGTGTAACTTATTCGATGCATTCTGAAATAACATTATTATTCTGATGTCTGGATTACACTCTCTAAACCATAGCATCTTCTTGCGAGTTTCTAGATCTAGTAACCCTTTAGCCTCAAGATAGATCTCTTTACTCGCATCTGTTTTAAAGTCTGGAGTGTAGGTTCTTTCTTGTACTGGTTGAGTAAACTTAAGTCTAGTTGGTTCATACTCTACAGAAGGGTATTCCTTTATTAGTGTATTCCAAACCTTTTCTTCTAACTTACTTTTGAACTTGGGCATTTAGTAGTTTCTCATATCGAGCAGCATAGCTATCTCCTTCATGACGTAGAAGCCATAGGCACTGAGAATCCATAAGGAAGTTTCCTTTACCGATAAGAGATAGACTGTGTACTTTGTCGAACATAGCCTGCTCAGTAGTAAGTCCAGCTAAAGCTTTGCGGGCTTTAACTTCACCTAATCCTGGGATACCCTTAACGTTGTCAGAAGAATCTCCTTTAATGCATTGCTCATAGAATAGTCTAAGACCCTCTAACTCTGTTTGTTCTACAAAGTTATCAGGTCTAGACCAACTAAGTGTACCTATAGCCCATTGAAAATGTTTCCCTGGAACCTGTAACATATCCTTATCTAGAGAACAGATAGTAGTAGTACCTCCCACCTTATCTTGGTGAATAGATAGAGCATCATCTGCTTCTAGAGTATCAGGAGCCCACTCAGCCCCTAACTTGTCAAGTGCATACTTCTGTAATGCAAGCAAGTGCTTAGGCTTAGGGGCTGTCCTATTAGCTTTGTAGGCTGGGTTAATAGTTTTACGGAAGTTACTTGGTCCTGTTAGAAAGGCTCTGTAAGAGGTAGCACCAACCTTAGATTGAATGCCCTCAAACAGATCCTTCATCCTAGATACGGCTATGCCCACTGGTTCTTCTTCAGCACTGGCTGCACTACGAAAGCAAACAAGATCCATATCTATAAGGGCAATCATTATACAGCTACTCCTTCAGGGATAGAATCAGAAGACTCATACTCAATTAGATTATTAATTACCAAGGTATTAAGAGTAGGAGAAGTACCTTTCTTACCCTTGAACTCCCAATCATAACTAGCTACAACGGCAACTGCATCACTACCATTACCGATACGAACATCAGTAGCGACAGGTACGCCATTACTATCAGTAGCTTTGATTGGAAGGGTAGACTTACAGGTAATGTAGTGTCCTCGGTCGTATTGGTCATCATCACGTTTGTTTACCTTGATACCTAATGTTGATAATTCTTTAACAGCCTCTGGACTTAACTGTGCTAAGTCAACTTGATACTTACCTGACATCTCGTTAGTCTCGTTTAGTTGAGCCCAGAATAGTTTTGCTTTGATTTTAATTGCCATCTTTAAATACTCCAATGTCTATATACGTTTACAATAATGTGAATACAAGTTACTACTTCTAACACTGTGATCCAAGTCTTACTAGAAGGGAACATCGTCATCTCCTAAAGAAGTATTATTAACTTCCGTGGTATTGACCCATTGTTCGTAACCTCTTTTATCTTCTTGAACCTCTACATCTACTTCGGTACCCTTAGTCCAACTACTCGCAGCTTTGTACACATGTTTGTTTTTCCAAGAGAATAATCTCCAGGATTTAACTTGGTCCTCAGTATCTCTAAAGATAACTTCTATGGCTTGATACTCTAAACCATTAGCTGCTTGATGGGCTGTGGGGGTACCTACATCCACAATTTTAATTCTAAGCATTTACTTCCTCCATGTTACCCCAATCAGGTCCTACTTCACACTGAACCCTCATAGGTAGGTTAAACTCCGTACCAAATATCTTTTTAAAGTTAGCTGGTACATCGTTGAAACAGTTATTAACTAACTGCACTAGACTAATATTATCCCATACTTTGGGATCAAAGTCAAGTATTATTGAGTCGTGTACTGTGTTTACCATTAAGACTCCTTCTTTACCTTTCAATCTGTTGCGTAGTGATACTCGAGCTAGAGCCATGAGATCAGCACCTAGCCCCTGTACTGGATAATTAAGTATCTTAGTACGAGGGAACTTAACCTTACCATACTTAACCTCAGGCTCAAACTTATAGAATCTACCAGTAGGCATATCGATACGACCATCACGCATAGCACGTTCTAGCAGTTGATCATGCCATACCTTTAGTCCTGCGTACTTTTCGTAGAACTGGTCAATGACTCCTTGCCAGAACGTTTCATCTCCAATACTTGAGAAGTTAAGATCATTCGCATAAGAGTACGCTGATCCTCCGTAGATGAGTCGAAACACGAACGTTTTAGCAATAAGTCGACTTGGTAGTCCAAATCGCTGTTGGTTGTCTGCATGTTGGTCTACTCCTAAAAGAATCTCATCGATAGCTACTTGATCTTGACTTAAGTATGTGGCTCCTACCCACTCAAGAAAGTTGTTTTGCATCCGCTTGGAGTAACATCACTTTATATCCTCCTTCGAGAGAACTGATTTAGCGAACTGAATTAACTCTTCTCTTGTAGAGTTCCACTTCATAGAGTTCGCTAAGGTAGATATAATTTCTATATTATCTTTACTATAACCTAATGAAGGGTCAATCCGATCTATTGAGGGAGAATGTTTCCTATCCCCAGCTATTGTTAATGGTACTTGTAAATAAGGGCATAACTCAGGAATAACTATATCTTCTTTAGTTAAAGAAAACTCTATTCCTTTTTGTTTTGCTCTTAATTTTGCATATTTAAGTAGATAGTGTATAGGATCTACTACTTTAGTTTTATGATAGTAATCTCGTGCTCCTTTCTTTTTAGCTTCTCTATTCTCTTCAGCATATTTTTTGCGTTGTTCTGAATATTTATCATAGTTTTTTAAATACTCTTCTCTTCTTTTTACTGGATCATAAGGTTTCATTGGATTCTCCTAGTGTTATACTAATAGTATACCATAAGTTTCCATTCTAGTCAAGTACTTTCTGCTTGTAGTAACATCTAGTAGAGATCCTCCCATAATCGTTCGATATAAATATCTTTCTCGTATGCATCAAGTAAAGCGAGAATAGAAGAGACCTTTGATTCCTCCGTCGAAGTTTTGCAGGTTTGGTTTACTACTTGACAGACGTCCTGTACGAGCGACGCATTGATTAAGTTGTCCATGTATCTTGTTCTCCTTCCAGTTAAGTTCAGCGGATAGCTTGAGCAATCCTCTGTAGTACGTTGATACTCTCTTCTCTAACTCTGATCTCTTTAAGAGAGTTTGAATAGCTTTGAGAGAGTGTTGATTCCTACTCTTGAGAGACTTAAGTGTAGCCTCATCAGTAGAGAAGTAACCTTCTTTAGCTAACTCTGAACCTCTAGGAGGAGTAAAGAGTCTTGGTAATTCAACTACATAGTCTTCCCACTTTTCTTTGACTTCTCCTTTACGAGCACCTGTCTTGTAAAACCCAGCAGGTACTTTGCGAGAAAGCTTAATGCTTCCGCCATAAAGTAAGCAACTGAGATGATCACCGCTATTGGGATTAAAACTATCACAGTTATGGTACTGATACAACTCGTTATCCAACTCGACGATTTGTGCATCCAATTCATTTGCTAATTCCTCACTCTTTGTTGCGTTATATAATAGACCATTGTATTCCATTTCTTGTAGTACAAGTAGGTCTTGATTGTGTAAACTAATTAGTCGTTGTAGTGGTAGACCACCAGCTTTAACTTCTTCTAACTGTTTGAGATATACTTGGTACGTTAGATCTAAGTCACCTTGTAGATACTCTTCTAAGATAGATTTAGGTATGTCTGGTGTATCTATTCCATTCTTCCAATACTCAGTACTAACCACATCAAGCTTAGTACCCAGCCCATAATGAGCAGCGACACCATTGAGAGATGGGTAGCTTGCCTCTTGTCCAGTAAGTATAAAGTGTACAAGCTGACAATCCCAAATACGTTTAGAGCCAAAAGAAATTCCATATCTGTTTATCCAATGTAAGTCAAACTTAATGTTGAACCCTATAAGTATATCACAATCATCAATCCTTTGTTGGATCTCTTGAAGCTTAGGTACATAGGGATCATGAGAGTATTCTATATCGAATAGTTTATCTCCGATGCCTACATAGCACAGCTTGTTAGTCTGATCAAAAGGATTACCTTTGTTAGAGATTGTTGTTTCTACGTCTAGTACTAACTCTTTCATCGGAATCCTTTAATAAGTAATGTTGTATAAGTAATGTTGTTACTATACCTAAACCAAAAGCTTGGTAGTAACACTGAATGTATTCAATAAATAGTTGCATGCCATATATCCCATGTTGTCCACACATCTCCAAGTTGATTGTAAGTTTTCTTAGCGATACCGTATGGTGGAGTTACGGATGCTAATACTTTGCTATCTCTGATTTGATACTTAGCACCTATCTCTATCAAAGGTTTGTTCCGTAACTCATGCTCATAAGGTAAATCATTTAGTATCATTAGAGATCCTCATACCTAGCTACCTCTGCTCTAATCAATACCTTAGCACTACCGTGTCGTTTCTCAGGTAGGGTATCTTTGTCACCTAACAGTTTGTTTTTACAGATGTTAAAGTATCTGAATCGACTAGTGTTATCTGATTCTTTACCAATGCCTAAGATCCAGTCAGCTTCGCCTTGCTTCGCAGTCTTGCTGCCATCAACCATGTCCATCGTTAACCAAGTCTTACCCTCTGCTTCACCTGAAGCTTGAGATACAGCGATGACTGGTGCATAGTTCTTAGAGATCTCACGAGCCCATTGATAGATAGCCTTGAGTTCTAGATCCTTACGTTCTGCTTTGAAACCTTTAAGTTTATCGATCTGATCAAAGATGATAAGTGCTGGGTTAGCAGTCTTAAGAATCTGTTCTATGCGTTGGATAGAAGATGAATCCTCGAAGTCGTAGATCTTAATCTGATCCTTAGTCTTCATGTCATACACCTTCTGATTGCGCTCTAGGTCGCCCCATAAGTGATCCGTAGTCATACCTAGTACAGCTTGGAAGCAACGAATACCAACCTTGTTGCCTTGTTCCTCGTTGTTGAACCACAAGATGTTACCATCTGTTTGTTCTACCATGTGAGATATCTCACTAGCAAGGAACGTAGTCTTACCTGTCTCTGGTCTAGCGAATATAAAACCAAAGTCACCCTTGCGTAGAGAACCGAAAGATTCATTCAAGAACTTAAGTCTCCAACGCAGCCCAGGTGTTGCTACTTGGGAAGTATATAGATCTGCTAGATTCATGTTGACAGTGACAGGAGTATTGTCCTCTACCTCTTGTAACTCTAGGTTAGAGAATAGAGCAAGTAAATCTTCTACTGGAGTCCTACCATCCTCTACATCTAGAGCCATCTTAGCGATGTCTCCAGCGAGAGAACGTCGACGATGTTCTTCCAGAAGAGTAATCACTCCCTCTACATTTACCTCTAGACTATAGATAGATTCTAGTAATTCTCTAAGTTCTTTACGCTCAGAGTCTTGTAAAAGATAATTACTTAGATAACATAGTTCTAAGTCTTCTACGCTACAGTGTTCTTTAGTAGAGTACTTAGAGTAATAGATAGAGATTACGTTAAAGACTTTATAGATGTTAACATAATTGTTCTTTATATAGGTTATATTAACATACTTGTAATACTTTGTAAAGTCTTTTTTATCCTTCATGAAAAGATTTATTATGGAAAGTTCAACCATTCCGTTAGTTCCTCCTTTGTATATTCTTTGGGATCCTCAGGAGAGATGACTATCCTAGTAGGTATTCCACGTTGTTTAAATTCCCTAGAGATTCTCATAGCTTCCTTAGCTTTATCCCTATCTAGCCATAGGACAACCATTTTAAATCGTTTGGAGAGCGTTTGTATAGTGTCTCGTGTCATACTACAACCAAGCAAAGGTGTAGCACAATAAGATGGTGAGAGTCTAGCTATCTTGATTGCCGATAACACATCCTCTACGCATACTATAGTATCACTCATACCATAATAAGTCAAGGGCTTTCTACCGTAAGAGGAATACTTAGGTCTACCTTTCATGAAGCTACGACCTTGCCAATAGGTAGGCATGTTTAGTAAAACTAGCAGT